CGGATGGGGGTCATGTGGGACGGACGTAGGTAAGCAACGAGCAAGCCAACTTGCCAAGGGTGAGAATATCAGCGTCGAAACAATCAAGCGCATGAGGTCTTATCTGATACGCCACGAAGCGGACTTGGAGTCCTCTACCTCATTCTCTGACGGATGCGGGTATCTCATGTATATGGCTTGGGGCGGGAAGGCTGCTCTTCGTTGGTCGGAGTCCAAGCTCAAGGAATTGGAGCTTCTGTCGGCTATCGAAGTAGAACTCGGACTCGAATATCTAAAAAATCACTTAACGAGTAAGGATTGAGGTTCTCAAATCGTTATATATAAAAACCCCAAAAGATGACTCTGAAAGAACGCATCTCCGACATCTTTGAAAAGTACAGCGTCGAACTCGCTGTCGAAGAGAAGGAGGAAACACAAGAAGTCGCATTCGCGACGGCTGTCCTAGATAGCGGACAGGAAATCCAAACCGACGCGGACGCATTCGCTGTCGGTGTTTCTGCTTTTGTCGTGAATGACGAAGGCGAACGAATCCCTCTCCCAGACGGAGACTACAAACTCCAAGACGGTTCTTTGCTCGTAGTGGCAGAAGGCGCAGTCGCTGAGATGAAAGAGGCAGAAGCCGAAGTCGAAGCCGAAGAGGAGAAGGAAGAAGAGATGAAAGCGGAGACCGAAGAGGTTGAAGCATCATCTGAGGTATTGACGCGAGAAGCTGTCGAGGGCATGATTGCCGAAGCTATCGAAGCAACAAAGAAAGAATTCTCTTCACAAATTGAAGAGCGAGACGCGAAGATCACGGAGTTGAGCAAGCAAGCTACCCCGAGCATCTCACGCGCACCAAAGATGGAAGCACCTGTTTCCGTCGATTTAAAAAGTTTATCAATCCAGGAGCGCGTTGCCGCGATCCACAACCAATTCTCTAAATAATGGCTAACGCTACAGTACAAGTCGGTACCTATGCTGGCGAAGCGGCACGACCTTACGTTGCTGCTGCGATTTTGTCTGCTGACACTCTCGCAAACGGTTACATTTCCGTTCTTGAAAATGTACATTCAAAAGCGGTTCTCCGCAAGTTCTCAGGAGCAGCAATCCAAGCCAACGACGATTGCGCTTTCTCTACACCTTCCGCAGGTCAATTGACTTTGGGCGAAGCTGTTTTGGAAGCATCTGCTTTGAAAGTCAACGAGCAAGTCTGCAACGCTGACCTTCGAGCGACTTGGGAATCTGCACAAATGCGAGGCGAATCTTCAGCGGCTCCCGCTGACTTCTCTTCTTTTGTTGCTCAATACGTAGCCGCAAAAGTTGCTGAAGGAATCGAGCGCAACATCTGGCAAGGTAACTACGCTTCTGACGATGGTGGAACTGACGGAGCGTATCAAAGTTTCAACGGCATTTGCGCTCAGTTGGTTGCAGGCAATCCTGGAGATGAGCACACGTTCTCAGGTGCTACAACAAAATCAAACATCATCAGCAGAATTGAGGGTATCGATGTGCCTGCGATTATCGCTGGAGACCCTGACACGAAGCTCTTCATGAGCCGCGGAAGTGCTCAATTGTACTATGAAGCTCTCGCAACAACTTACAACCTCCCGTTCTTAAACGATGGTCTTGTTGCTCGTTACGCAGGATATGACATCATCACACCGGGCGGAATGCCGAACGACACTTTCATCTTTGCTAAAGGTGAGAACCTGTACTTCGGAACCAACCTCTTGACTGATCACATTCAAGCGTCTGTTTTGGACTTGCAAGGTGTAACCGGTGACGATGTTACTCGCGTTATCATGCAATTCTCAGGAGGGACACAAGTCGTTGACTTGGCTTCTGTTGCAATCGGTCGACGATCGGCTTAATTCATTCGGGGAGGGGCGTTAAATCCCTCCCCTTAATTCCTCAAATATGGCTTGTACAATTACAATCAACGGCAGGGCGTTTCCCTGCAAGGATAAGATCGGGGGAATCAAGCGCGTTTGGATTAAACAATTCGCGTCTACCGATTGGGGTGCGGTAACCGAGGGAGAGATCGTTGCAGGGCAAGCGATCGAAGTCTTTGGTTTTGAAATCACTAAGAACGCAGGTTCATTTCAACAAACGGTAAACGCTTCTGTTGAGAATGGAACTGTTTTCTACTCTCAAGTCCTCGAGATGTCTTTGCCGAACTTGGTAGAGGGTGACAACGTAGAGGTAGCAGACCTTCTAAAAAGCCGACTGACAATCATCGTTCAAGATGTCAACGATAACTACTTCGCGATGGGTCACACCACAGGCGCAGAAGCTACCGGAGGAACGGTCGGAACAGGAACGGCAAAGGGTGACTTCAACGGTTACCAATTGCAATTCACAGCGGAAGAGGCTATCCCAGCACCATTCGTCGACACTGGTAACGATATAACGTTCACAGCGGGAGTTTGATTTGATTTTCTTTGGTTAGATTATAAAGGACGGGGGAGGGCATATGCTCTCCCTTTTTCGATTCAACATGATACACCTCAACCCAAACAGCTCAAGTCCTCAATCGATTTATCTGACTCTCTCGGAGATGCGGAAGGACTTCGCAGTATTTACGAATTACCTTGTGCTCTTTCAATCAATGGCATCGAAAGAAGACTTCTATTTTATTGGATACGTAGACACCGACAATGCCCGATATACTACTCTCCAAGTGTACACCAACGAAGACAGCCGAACCGGTGGGAAAGTTCTTCTCACTGAAAGCGGTCTTTACACGTATAAAGTATGGGGTCAGAACTCTTCAACGAACCTCAACCCCACGAACGATGCAGTCGTTGCGTTGCTCGAACAAGGGACGTTGAATGTAGCCGGAGCGACAGGATACGACATCCCAGACATCACTATCCCCGATAATATCATATATTACCAATAATGGAATTCATCCAACTCAATCAATACGAAGAGCGATCCTATCGGGAGACAGCCAACAAGATGGGCTTCGTCAATTACGGAGACGACAACCTCTTCCCGCAGTACCTCGTTGACCTCTATCATTCGTCCGCTACTCACAACGCATTGTCGACAACTATCGCGATGATGATATTCGGTGAAGGGTTTGACGCTACGACCCTTGACGGAAGGCTCGCTTTTGACCAATGGAGTCTAAACGACGAACTCCGGAAGGCTTGTCTCGACTTTAAGATACAAGGCGGATTCGCTCTTGAGGTGAATTGGAGTATCGACCGGACGACTATCGCCAACGTCTCACACCTCCCGTTTGAGAATATCCGCTCGGGGTTTGTCAATGAAGATGAGAAAGTCGAGTACTATTACTACTCGAAGGACTGGAACGACAAGCGCGAAGAGCCGTCGGAGATATGCACGTTCAACCCTGAGAGGAATATCGAACACCCGACACAGATACTTTACGTAAAGCCGTTCTCACCTGGCTCGTTTTATTATCCGAAACCGGACTACGTTGGCTCGATTAATTACATCGAACTCGACAAAGAGATAGGGGTGTATCATATCAACAATATGAAGAACGGGATGAGTCCTTCGTTCTCCATACACTTCAAGAACGGTATTCCACCGCAAGAGGAGAGAAACCGAATCCGAATGGATATCGAAAGACAACTCAGCGGAGCAAGCAACGCGGGAAAGTTTATCGTCACGTATTCAGACGATCCCGATAGAAAGCCGGACTTTGAGCCGTTCCAATTGTCAGACGCTCACAACCAATACCAATTCCTTTCGGAAGAAGTTACTTCGAAGATTATGGTCGGACACCGTGTCACCTCTCCGCAGATGTTCGGGGTTGCGGTACCGGGTAAACTTGGAGGCGGTGGAGAGCTTGCAGAGGCTTCGGAACTGTTTGAGAAGAATGTCATCGCACCCGCTCGACAAGTGGTCACAGAAGCCGTCAAAACTCTTTTGAATGCTGCTGGTCTAGATGCTCAACTTGTGCAGCTATCAGAAGAAAAGGGGTGTTGTGAACTGTCAAGCGATGAAGTGAACCTCGATGGATGCGTCGACTATCTCACGGACAAAGGCGAAGAGATGTCGGATGAATGGGAGTTGATTGATGAATCTCCCGTCGATTATGACCTCGAAAAAGCACGCGACGCGCTGTGGGCGTTTGCAAGTGTCCCTTCATCAAATCCCAACGGCAAGAGCGAACAAGATACCGAGATCATCAAAGTTCGTTATACCTACGCTCCCAAGTCCACGCAAGAGACTTCCCGTTCCTTCTGTAAAAAGATGGTGAACGCTGGCAAAGTTTACCGCAAGGAAGACATCGAGGCGGCTAGTTTGCGAGCTGTAAACCCTGGACTCGGTGCAGGAGGTAAAGACACATATGACCTTTTCTTATTCAAAGGCGGGGCGCGATGCCATCACTTCTGGAGCCGTCAAACATACCTTCGAAAGAACAACAAGAAAATCTCGGTCAACCAAGCGAAGAAACTTATCCGAGAAGCGGGAGTCGATGCGAAGCGATTACCTGAGAACGATAAGCGAGTCGCACAACGTCCCGTCGATATGCCAAACGAAGGCTTCATAAATCCCCGATAATGTCACTACAAGCAGAAGTCCT